CTACTGACGAGTTGCGGAAGCGTCCCGAGCGCTCCCCCGATCTGTCCGCAGCCGCCAGACCTGCCTGTGAGGGAGCCAACGGGGCTGAACTGGGAGCAAGCCATGCGATCTTTCTTGCAAGGTTTGCTGCCAGAGCAGCCCAGCAGGACGGAGCCCTCGCCACCTGCTACGCGCTCATCGACTCCCTGAAAGGGCGCGCTTCAGCTCCTCCAGGCGATCCTTGAGACAGCCGTCCACTTCGTTGCATTGACACTCGCCCGCCTTTGCGCGGGCTTTCCACTCTGCCACGGTACGAACGGAGAGGCCGAGACGGGCCGCGATTAGCTGACGGTCGTGGAACAGCTGAAAAAAGGCGTGGGGGCAGCAGTAACCTAAGGACTGTATTAGGGAAGGAAGAGTATCTGTGTGCGGTTTATCCCGGCATAATTTGTGCATTTAACGTACTCCCTTCGCAGTCAAAAATGCTCCATCAGTCCGCATCTCGAGGCTGAGGTAGCCGGCTTTTATGGCACCGCTAAGCATCCCCTCGAAGTCCTTGGCGTCGGGGAAGGCCGCGTAGACCACGCGGAAGGCGTCTTCGTAGCGCATACTCCCGGCGCGGCGGACGGCTTCTATAAGCTTCTCCATCTGCAATGCTTCGCTGCTCTTCCCGATCATGGAGAAGGTCTGGGTAAAGGTCTTCTCCGTGGAGACAAGCATCTCGTTGGCAAGGAGAAAGTCGTCGAGAGTCAGGGCCATGGCATCGCGCTGCGCAGCTGCAATTACCATCGCTAGCTTACATAGGTGGGTCTGCCTTCGGGCGATGTAGCCGTCAGCTTGGTCGGAGCGCAGATGTTCGGGGCGGACAGTCCAGGTTTCTTCGTACCACTTCTCCATCCATTTAAGGGCCTCAGCTGTAGGCTCGTATTCTCCTACGAGGTTACAGGCAATGTACTCCAGGTCGTGGATGAGAGCTTTCTTTACCTCGAGAATGTCTGACGGGAGAGACAACTTGGGCCAGAAGTTCAGCTTTTCCTTCCGATCGGCGTAGACGAAGACGCAGCGAGAAGTAAATCCGCCCTCTACCGTCAGGTTGTTCATGTTTTGGGCGATCCATGAAGGAGTGGTACAGCCGATGAGGTTAATCCAGGGAGCCTCGACGGTGTCGTTCCCTGACATCTTGGTGATTTTGTCCAGCTTCTTCTTCCCGTCCCAGAGCGTAATCATCAGGTTAACCATGTCATGATTGTGCAGGTCGAGGAGATTCCCTAGCTCGCTTGAGACAAGGGTTAGGGGGGACATGGGATGCCACTCGTCTTTGTACTCGAAAGCTTCACAGGCCTCGGTGAAGGCGGGGAGGAGGCTCTGCCAAGTCGCAATATCCGGACCGAAGTTGATTCCCGGAACGGCTTTGAGCAGATCCATTGCGATGTCCGCTGTGGTGGATTTAGCGACGATCCCGGGCTTCGCTACAATGACAATGTAGAAGCAAGGGGTCCATTGGAAGTACACATGGTCTATCCAAACCTTACGGCGCAGTGCTCCCGCTACAGCAGAAACACCTGACCAGAAATGGTTCAGGCGAGGGGCCTCGGTGTAGGAGGCGTAGGCGACGTAGGAGGTTAGCCAATCCTTGAGTTGGCGGGACATTATGCACAGTCTCCCCAGGACACTTCACTAGTTTTCAGCCCTACCGGGATGATCAGAGGGTCTTCGTATGGGATTACGATGCTGGAGGCGGCCTTGATTTGCGGGATCAGTCCGGTGCGGAGATGCGTCGGGAATTGCCCTGCGAGAGAGTCGTGGACTTGGAGCAGCACCTGAACCTGTGGAAGTTTGTCGTGGATGTTGACCCAGGCACGGTTGATTACGCACGACACTGTGCTCTGAGGAATCCAGGCGAGTGCTTCCGGCAGAATCCCATCGATGCGGTCGAAGATGTACCAGCGGTAGCCAAAGCGATTCTCGACGAAGCGGTGTTTCTGTACCTGCTCCCATACACGCTCGTGCCAAGTCTTGATCCCGGGGTGCTCCCCAAACCACTTGTGCTGCGCCCGGTCAACTTCATGGACAGTACGGCCAGTGTGACCCGCGATGGTGCGGGCAGAGCCTCCGTAGTTAGTGGCGTGACAAAAGACCTTGGCGAATTCCCGCGCGTGCTTGTAGGGACCACGATGGTCAGCATACTTCGGATGGGATTCCACTAGTTCTTCGAGCGGTGGCGGTTCCTTCCCGACGAGGATGTAGGCATTGAGTAGGTGAATGTCAGCGCCCATGCGCAGGGCAGTCTTGAGCATTGCATCATCAGCTTCCCATACCACTACCTGCAAGTCAGCACGATCCAAGTCCTGGTCGAAGAAGGTATAGCCAGGGTCGGGCGCAAACATCTTACGTAGATTGGGAAGGGCGTAGGGGTCACCTAGGTCTGCGATGCGAATGGCAGTCTTGAGGCGCTCCTTATACTTCCCGACACTCTTCGACTTTTCGGAGGGGATGGTTTGAAGGTTAGCGCCAGAGCCGAACGCATCTTTGGAAGAGGACAGCCGGTAAGTATAGGGAGCAGACTCTCCAGACTCCGACCCGCCGATGTTGAAGGAGCAGCGCATTCTGCCGTCTGTTCCAGTGGGGGCGATGGCAAACTGAATGAACTTGCCTAGAGTGCGAATGTCTGCGATGGCGTGGGTTATGGGGCGAAGGAGAGGCTCCCGCTTTCCTATCTGGGTCAGCGCTTCGTCATCGCAGGTAATGCGAGAAGGTTCACGCTTTGTTGCGCGAGTCCAGATGGCGGGCTGTGCCAAGTCCCCGTAGAACAGCTCCTTCATCTGCTTCGGGGAGTTGATGTTAAGGGTATGCTTGAGACAGTAAGTGATGAAGGCTTCACGCTCGGCGATGGCGTCCTGGATTTCTGCAACCAGCTCCGCACGTGCTCGCTCGTCTACCCGCAGACCGATCTGCATAGCGCGGAGCACAGGCCAGAACAGGCGCTGCTGAAAGGCCTCGACTTGGGCAAGGCCCATGCTTACAGCCATGGACTGCTCGACCTCTCCGACTTCCCGCGTGCGGACACAGTCTTGGGCGTTGTAAGCCCACAGTTGATCTTCGCCTACCGTCTCGTGCCAGGTCTTTCCGTCATCTTTCCAGTAGATGTAGTGATCGCAATACATCGAGGCCTGGAAGGCGAGGGATTTTTCCTGGGAGCCGAACAAGGAATGCTGAGAGATCATGGTGTCCTGACCTCCACGAGGGACGAAGTGCCAGTGCCTCCACGTATACTGCGCGTCGTACAGTCCGTTTTGCCAGCGGACCTTTACCTTCGGGTGGGTCAGGACGCGGTAAAGCCACCATACGATGTGGGCTTCTTGCTCAATGGGCCAGTATCCATCTCGATCCTCTACGCACATGAGGGGGATTACCAGTGCATCTGTACGGGACCACGACAAGCCGGCACAGGCTATGTGTCCTGCTCGCGTTTCAAGGTCGAAGTCAATCCAGCGATCCCACCAGCCAGATTCACTCTCCGGGGATTCGAGCCAGGAGTAGAGAGTGCTCAGCACGTCAATTACGCGAGCGAAGGATGGACGAATCTGGAAACGCCACTGAGGCATGTTGGCGTATGTACGAGAGTGGGATTCGCGCTGTACCCGCTTCAGGTCCTGGATGGTGATAGCTCTCCAGGCCCATTGGCGGAGCACAGCTGCGGGGTGGTAGATGGGGATGATCTTGGGGGAACTCCCGCCGCCCAGCATGGAGCCTCTCCACTTGGTCACGCCTTGCGCCCCGGTCAGTGCCCAGGTGGGGGTATTGCCACAGGTAACAATGACATTCGGCTGCACCATCTCGATCTCTTGCTGAAGGCGCCGGTAGCCAGCCAGCACAACGGGGTCTACACGGCGGTCGCGGAGCTGGACGTGATGGTGCTTGATGTCAGACTTGCGTTCCGGCATCCACAGAGAGAAGTCGTTTTGTGGAGGCCGCTTGTTGACGAGGTTGGTGGTGTAGCACTCCGACCGCATGATTCCAGCGGAGTGGAGCATTCGGTTCAGTTCCTGCCCGGAGGTTCCAACAAAAGGTTCTCCGGCGCGTTCTTCGTCTTGGCCATAAGCCTCACCAACGATCATAATTCTGGCGGGCACGGGGCCGACTCCAAAGCGGGGCATTAGATTCTCCTGGAAACGGTAAGCCAGTAGGCAATTTTTGCGCGTAGTATTGGCGCGCACTGTACTACCATTCCTGCTTGAACAACAAAACCTGCGCAGAGATACGAGGTTGTTACCTGATATACCCCGTCCGGTAGCTTGGTGAGCGCCACTACGTTCATGTTACCTAGTGTTCTTGAATGCGATCAGTACGTAAGGGTCGAAGTCCGGCTGCTTCAGCGCCCAGAGTTTGTAGGAGAGCGGAATGTCTGCTATTCGCTCGCCCCTGTGCTTACCGAAAGGCATGACGGTGGGAACGCGAGCGTGCTCGGAGAGCAGCCATAGGGAGTGGAGGTCAGCGACTTGACATTTCTCCGCCAGCCAGCGCATCAGATCGTAGCAGAGGAGAATGTCTACCTTGGCATCATGTGCCCCTGTAAGCTTCTGCTCGGCCTCTGCAAAGCTATTCGCGATGCGGTAAGTGCAGGCGCCAAGGCTGTGCCCGTCCGACTCAGGCCAGAAGTAACGCGCCAGCGCCAACGTGCAAATACACTTGACCTCCGGCGGGCTACCGAGCATTTTCCAGTCAAAGTCTACGTTGTGGCCGATGTAGTAGGCAGCGGAGGGGGCTTCGGCTGGAGTGTCGGTAGCTCCGAAGCGTTCGAGCTTTTCTGTGTAGAGATGGTGTGTAGCAAGGGCGCCGTAAGAAATCTCCTTATCCGGCCTGTGATAGGTACAGACACTGTTGCTCGTCAGCTCCAGGTTATCGTTCAGCTCTGTGTAGGCAAGCTGCAGCACCTGTGCTCCCTCCTCTGTCCCAGTGGTTTCTGTGTCCAGCACCACGCCTCGCATTACAAAATCAGTCATGCTCGTTCTCCTCTTGCCGAAGGTGTTGAAGATGAGCCTCCGTGGCTATAGCTGCACTGAGCACAGTCGCCGGAAGTACCGAGGTGTTCCAAACCAGAATCGGCTCTTCCTCGGGGCGTCGTCTGACGTAGTAGGTACGCCCGATTCCCTCAGGGTTGTCCCTCCACGTCAGAGTATGTCCGTCCCGCAGTTTGTATTCATCCGAGGCCATGCCGCCCCTCCGCTACCGCACGAGCGATCTCGAGATAAGACTTGGTGCTAAGCAGTTCGCGCTCCAGCGCCTGCGCCAGTCCTCGCCACGCCCGGTACAGCTCGGCGTATTCGAAGTTTGTGATAGGCATTTCTGCGTCCAGCTGAGAACAGCGAGGGGTGCGTGACGGGACTGCTTCTGTTCTATATCCGTATGCCATTTCAGCTTCCTCCTTTCGTCAACGCCTCCAGTCTCCGCGCCATAATCCCGTAGTTAGCGGGGAGCTGCTCGAGCGCAGTGGCCGCCACCTTGAGCTGATGAGCCGCGGGCAGAATCGGACCAGTCCCGGCGAAGCAGTCGAGAACTCGGTCACCCGCTCGGGCGGAGCGGCTGAGCAGGTCCTTGTATAGCTCCACGGGCTTCTGGGCAGCGTGTCCGAGGTTGTCGTCTGGGTTGTATTGGAGCACGTCTCCGAGCATTTTGGTGACAAGCCTTTCTCCCTTCACCGCAAACAGGATGAGTTCGTACTTTCGCTGCGGTCCTTTGTCCGGCCACGGAGCACGGGAAGCAGTTGGCTTGTACCAGATGAGCGGAGTGCGGAAGACGTTCCAGCCAGCCGCTTTCATCAGCTCGCGCAGCCGCTGGAACTTGTCGAGATCGCAGAAGATGTAGGCATGGGCCTCGGACTTGGCGAGCCGGAAAGACTCCGGAGCGAAAACAGACATAAGCTGTTCCCAGTATTCCTCTGAGTCAACGTAGCCATGCGCTCCGGCTGCCAGTCCGCCAGAATCCCCGAACTCATCTGCACCCATTCCGTAAGGAGGATCGGTCAGGATTACGTCGAACTGTGCCTCGGGCTGTGCGGCCATCCAGGCCAAGCAATCCACCTGCTCGATGTGATGAACACCTGCGGTAAACGTAGCCCCCACAAGCGCAGCGCGCTCCTCATTCACCTTCGCGGCTTCTTGCTTCTTGAGCACCTTGAAAGCTTCGTCCACGGTTTTTGCCTTGGCGACTTCGGGGTTGTCGAGGTGCTTGGCGATGATAAGCTGCTTGCGGGTAATGTCGGCGTTGTAGCCTTTGTCGCTCCCGCGAGTCTCCAGGGCAATGCTGGCGGGCGTCGGAGGAGGGGTGCCTTTCGCAACAGCTTGCTTTGAGCGGAGCTGCTCCAGCGCATCGAGTGCAGCACAGCGTTCTTGCCAGGTGATGTCCGCTCGTTTGATGTTCTCGTCTAGCTCTGCTTCCATCGCAGCTAGCTCGTCGAGTTCACCAATCAGAGTGTGGGGGATCAGCCCCGCAGGGACAGGCTCGCCTTCGTACTGGAAAGTACGACCGAGTTCGTGCAGGTCTTGCATGGCGCGGATGCGGCGCTCGCCCGCGACAAGATAGTAAGCATTGCCTTGTTGGCGTAGCACCGGGGCGTGAAGCAGCCCACAAGCTTCGATGCTGCTTACCAGTTCCTGGTGGCGCGTCAGGTCGTGTTCCACTCGTTGGCGATTCTCGATTCGCACAGCGTCTATTGCAATATAGCGTCTCATGTTAGTCCCGTGTCAGCATTGCTCCAGCTCCTACGGCAACACCGACAAAGAAGGAAATGCCTGGGTAGTGTCCTGTCAGCCAGCCGAGCAGCCCCCAGGCAGAAAAGGCTGCGGCAATGGCAAGGTAGCGGGTCATGGGAAGGGGGAGGCCCCCTGTACGAGCGAGGCCTCCGTGTTACATCAGCCGGGGCGGGCCACGCCGCGCACGCGCTCCACCGGCTCGTTCTGGTAGATCTCGTGCTCGACCTTGACCGTCACCACGCGCCCCTGCATCATCGCAGGCCCGAACTTGTCGCCGGGCTTGTTCAGATCGAGGGCTTCCCGATAGGCGCGGACCTTGCGGTTCTTGCCCTTCGAGTTGTCGAACAGTCCGTTCGGCGTCAGGTCAAGCATGCAGCTATCGCTCAGAATGATCTGAGGCGGCAGCGACATGGCTTCCTGCAAGCCGGCGGGAACGTCAATGACGAGGGGAATGTCCCAGGCGATGCCAGCCTTGGACGGGTCTTCCCGGCCTTGCCAGCGGCGCGCCTTGACCTCTCCGATGACGGCGGTGTAGTCGCCGACAGGCAAAGGCAGGCGCTTTTCGGTCGGTTCGTCGAGGGTGATGTTGAGGTAGGATTGCGGGTCGAACAGGTTAACTTCGTTCATGCTAGGCTCCTTGAAGGATGGTTGAGTTGTATTGCTTCGTGGCTAGGTACTGCATGACTGCCCCTCCTAGCCAGGGAGGGGAATTCGTTACGCCTGGGCACGCGCCTTCCATTTGTCCATGATCTGCCCGAAGTCCGGGGAAAGCTTGGCCTGGACAGGGAGGCTGCGCGTCTTGACGTCGACGTTGGCGGCAGCGGTGTCCCAGAACCAGTTCGTTCCCTCGCGCACACAGTAGATCACGTCGGAGAAGAGGGGAGGGATTTCGTCTGCGATAGCCTTGCCGATTGCCTTGGTCATCAGCTGCGTGGTGCCAGTGATTTCGTTGACTTGGCGTTGAACGTGTGCTGTCATGACGAAGGTGCAGCGCAGAGCCTGCGTCATGTAGCGAAGCCAGTTCATCAGATTCGTCTGCGAGACGAGGTATTCCTGCTGCGCAGCCATCGGCTTGTTGCCAGTGGACATGCGGAGACAGGCATTGGCGGTTTCGCTGAGCGAGTCATTGACCAGGATGCGGTCGGCTCCCCAGGTTCCGATGTTGCCGAACTTAGTTCCGGTACGGTCGTCAGGGAAGTCTGTTAGGACAGTGAGCAACTTTTCCCAGGGATTGTTCGCAGCCCTGTTCGGGTCGAGGGTCTTGGTCAGGGCCTCGTAGGTCAGCAACCCCACGTTCTTGGCGCCGGCGATCAGAGACTTTAGGTCAATGGTCGGAGTGCAACTGACGTGCCAGTGGAGATTCTCTGGGATGGGCAAGCCGCGGTCAGCCCAATAGCCTTTGAGTGTTTCCAGCCCGTTCTCGGTAAAGAGCACGAATACCTCGAGCGGGGGAGACTGGCGAGCTGCCCAATCGACGAGTGTGCCCAGGCTGTGGGTCTTGCCGGAGCCGGAAGAGCCTTCGAGCAGCACCTTCGGTCCGGCGAGAGTTGGGATGGGGGCAGCTGCCGTAACGGTAGGCGCCGGGGCAGAAGAAGGATAAGCTGTGCTCATTCCAGCACCTCATGCGGGCGGGAGACCGCCTGAAAGATTCCCTTCGGCAGCCCGGTGAATTCGTGGGCAGCTGCCGTGAGGGTCTTAAACGTAGCGAGCTGATTCAGATCAGCCCACTCCCCACGCTGCGGGACGCCTCCGATCACCATGACGATGCGATGCTGACGGCGAACGGAGTCGATTTCGTGGATGAGGGCTTTTGCTGCAGGGGGCTTGCGTGTCATGGCTGAAACTCCTTATCGTACAGGTTGAGAAGAATGGAAAACTCTCGCTGGAGTAACTCGGTTGAGCAATCCTCGAGAAGCTTTCCGGTAAGAAACATTCCATCACCGTGCTTTCGGCAGCGCCTGGTCTCCAGTACCCAAGGAGTGTTGGGAATAGGCGCGTAGTTGAACTGATGCGACAACACTTCGCGTCCCCAAATCTCTCCGCAATGCGGACAGAAGTATGCCGTGTGAGGCCAGTAAGCTGAGTGAGAAGCTCCGTCAGTATCTCGGTAGCCACAGCAATATAACCGGCGAGTTCCAACGCAAGTACCTGCGTCGAAGTAGCGAGCAACCGCAATACCAGAGAGACTAGAGGGAGTAGTCATCAGTCTGGTCCGTCTGCAAAAGCCTCGTTTACTTTGTCCCACAAACGGTCGATATCTGCTTCGGTCAGATCATCTTGCCAGTCTTTGCTTGTCAGTGGGTCCAGCGCACTCAGGACTTCCAGCCCAGACGGCTCTGGCGGATAGCCGGGATCTCCGTTAGGCATATACATGCGTCCGGGGCTGCCCGGATATACAGCTACTTCTACGGTGAGCAGAAGTTCCTGTTCTCCGTCACCGAATTCTCGGGTGATGGGGAAGTCCTCGAAGGTGTGTATAGCTTGCATGGAAACTCCTCAATCACAGACTAGTTGAAGCACAGGGACAGGTACCTCGACGAAGCGAGACCGCATTTCTGTCCCTACAACAATCTGTCGGCATGTTCCGTTCTTGGTAGCTGCGATAGAAATGCTAAGCTTAAAGCCTTCTGGAGTATCGCAGTAGTAGACTCGTCGCAGGTCTTCGGGATAGTCCAGAGATTCCCAGCTTTCTATACCAATCCCCTGGTCCTCTAGGGCAGTCAAAATTTCTGTTGCTGTGTCCTTTATAGAAGTGGTGGTGAGTGCGATTACAAAGGTGTTTGTAGTTAACATCACAGCAGCTTCTGGATACGTTTCGAGGAGAAAGCGCACACCAGTGTGAACAGCAAGCTTTTCGCTTATTTCATACAGCCGCACTTGCTGCTTGTAGTAGTAATCACAGTTCCCCTGCAAGTTCCTAAGTTGGTTATGCAGTTGTGCTACGATCCGTTCGTCCATGTTAGTCTCCTTCTCCGAGCATCACTTCTTCCCGTGTCACCGGGTCCCAGCGCCGCCGCTCGAAGTTCGCCTGAAGCCAGGTTTCCGGGCGGTCGCTCAGGCAGATCTGCCGAAATACACAGCCGCCGTATTCGTTGCAGCTGTGGTCGAGGTTGTAGTCCCACTCGCCAGTTTCCCAGGCCTGGAGCATACGCCGCAGGTCAGCGCAGGTTTGACGATACCACCGCTCCACCATCCACTCGGGGCGGTAGGTGATTGCCTGGGCATGGTCCCACTTGGTCTTCAGAATGGCGATGCCTCGGACGAGGAAGCCTTGGAGGGATAGCCCTGCTCGCCGCGCACCCCAGCAATACGCAGTGAACTGCGAACGCAAATCCCACTGGCGGGACCACGAGGCGCCGAGTTGTCCGGTTGTCTTGTCGTCCTCGCCGTATAAAGCGCCTGCGTATTCCACAATCTGATCCATGCGGCCGACGTAGATCAAGGGGTCGCCGGTCATTGGATGCAGGACTTCGTGAATTGGCTCAGCGAAGGAGAACTCAATCCCAAACTTTCCGCCTTGGAGCTTTACTGGCGGAGCCGGTTCGCTGGCGGGTGGAAACGCTTCGGTGTAGTACTCCAGCGCCCCGAGCATCCGCTCTAGACTCTTCGGGGAGTCGGCTGGGCATTCGAAGTCCCCGTACTCGCGGATCAGCGCGGCAGCTCCCTGCGCCAGGGCTTCTTCAACTGAGAGCCTGTCACGGAAGTAGGCGAGCCGGAGCGCCTCCAGCCCCGAGGCGAATGCCTTACCAGCCACCAGATGAACGGACTCGGTGCGGGGCTTCCAGTGTTCGATGTACTCGCGGTAGAAGCGCTGGGGGCAAGCCCTGAACGAAGCGAGCATGGAGGAATCGATTACCTCCGGGAAGGGGTATTTCATGGCTGTAAGTCCTTTCAGTTGGCGAGGCTAAACTTAGGGGAGTGCTCTCCGCACCAGTCCTCGGCTCGCACCATCGGCCACACAGCAATGTTTTGCAGCTGCATCCGCATTCCCTGGAGGCTTTGCACAGGCACCGGGATTGCAGTGGCGTGAGGAGGATTGCGACGACAGGCTTCATCATCGTGCCAGCGACAATTTCCGCAAGTTTTGTTGGCGTCCATCACAGACCTCCGATTTCGTCGAGCAGGTCTGCGACGTTTGGCACAGCAGCTTTGGCTGCCTTCGCTTTGGAGGAAGCCGAAGCAATGGCTGCGCCCTTGCGATCGGCACGCATCAGCTCGATGGCTTCTTGCATGTCCTCTCGGGTAAGGCTTCCTTCGAGCGCCTTTGCGCGCAGGATGGCGATCTTGGATTGAACTTCAGGGGATGGTACGGGCATTTTGTAGCTCCTTGAGATGATTTTCCAGCATGGCTAGGACGGTTGGATCTCCCTTTACGACGAAGGTTCCGGCAGGCTTGCCGAGAAACGGGCCGAGGTCGAGGTAGCGATGGGAGAACTTCTCGTTGAGAAGCGGGATGAGCAGGTCTGCCCACGCCCCGTAAGGCACCCGGCCCTCGACCTCGCTGAACAGCGCCAGCTTGATCTTGGTGTGGAGTGCTGAGGGGAGGTGGAAGTAGACCCGCTCGGAAGGCTCGATTGCCTTAGGCCGGGGCATCGCTGGCACCTTCGACGGGAGCGGACGAGAGGTCTACGCCGGCTTCGGCCATGAGGGCTTCCATTTCCTTAGCCGAACGCCAGTCTTGGTTGAGCTTCAGTTCCAGTGGCGTGGGCTCAAACAACCGGCCTTCAGGGCCACAGGAACCGCTGCGGGAACGCTGCGTAGTGCAGAAAGAGCATTCAGGTTGCTCTGCCCGGACATACTGAGCGTTCTGGTCCATGGGTACCCTTCCGCAACGGTCCAGGATGGACAGGTCTTTGCGAATGTAGTGGATGCAGTCAGTGCAGATAAGCGGATCAGCCATTTCGGATCTCCTCAAGCAGGTTGGACAAGGTTCGTTGGGCTTCGCCGGCGAAGCGCGCAACTGTCGGAGAAGCAAAGTCGTGGAGGTAAGTCTTGCCGGTATCAAAGTATCCGCCGGACTGAAGGGTGCTGAGAATTGCCGCCTCGCCCCACGGCTCACTGATCCAACCGTCAGGTGTTTTGATCCAGTGGCGATGGGGAGCAGGGTCTTGTAGGCGCAGCAGCCGACGTTGCTGTCGTGTCTGCTCAAGGCGTTTGCGCGCTGCGACTCGCTTGGGATGGTTCGGGAGAAGGGACATTTAAGGCTCCGGGTGTATGCCGAAATTGGCATGGTTTATTATGGCATAAACCGTGCCGAAAATCAACCAAGACATTGCACATTATTATTCACTGGCTTCGCTGCCCTATGCCGTGCGCTTGTTCAACTGCCCGCAGCATCTTCAGCATGTTGCCGTCGAGCAGCGGGTCAATTCCGAGCACAGCTTTGAGCAGTGCGCACGCGGCCTCCGTGCTCAACGGCTCGCGCGTTTCTTGTCGGTACAGTGGTATCGTGTAGTGCTCGACCTGCTGCGGCCGCGCCTTAAGCCAAAGCGCCCTGGCTGCATCGTGCACCACGTCGTACCGTTCGGGCTGGTCGTGCAGCCACGCAATAGGTCTAACTTTTTCGGTCGCGCGGACCTTGCGCCGGCAGCGGTTCGTGGTTCATTTGTTCTCTTTTCGGCGCAAGGCCGGTTACGTCAGTGTTGGGCCTCTCGGTCGGCATGAACGAGAGATCGAGGAAGCATTCGCCAAATTTGAGCGCCAGCGTAAAGACCTTTCGCCCATGCAACTTAGTCACCGGTGGCCCTACCTGTGAAAGTCCGTGGTAGTGGCAAATGCTCTCGACACACCGCTCTGGCGAGACTGGTTCGTGGTGCCATGGGATAGCCACCAAGTCGAAGTCCCGCGCCAAACTTCCATGCACTGCAAGAGCCCATCCTTTCGTGCGGAATCCCTCTGCCAGTTCCGGGTAGAGACAGGCCGCGTAGATCGGGGCGTAATTCGCCTGCTGCATTTCAGTCCTTTCTGGGCGCAAGGCCGGTTACGTTGGCGTTAGAACTCATGATCCGCGCTCCGCTCGCTGTTCTTGCGAAGCCCGCACTGCTTGCAGATGTATTCGCCGCGCAAGAGCCTGTCGCGTTCCTGCACCAAAGAGCCGAGCGTTCCGTAGCACTCGTTCAAGATGTCGTTGCAGTGCGGGCAGTAGGTAATGCAGCCGCATGTATCCAGCACGTCGCGTGCGCGTTTCCAGTGCTTGTATCGCGCAATCAGTTTTTTCAGCCAGTCCACGTTATTCTCCAAAAGCCGCCCAACCCGGCGGTCAACGCGGACCTTCGGCAAGCTGCGCTTGCCTCGGCCCGTTACCTTGGTCGTTGGGCGGCAACAAAATCCCCATGCTCTCAAGCGCCTCAGCCAATCCGTTCGCCAGTTGGTTTATCGGCGTCTCCAAATGCGCGCCGTGCTCGGTCATCAGTTCGCGGATCGCGCCGTTCTCAATGATCCCGTGCAGAACCTCATGCAGCACCGTTCGCATTTCCTGCTCCGGCGAACTTGCCAGGTACTTGATCGAATGCTTTTCGTAACTGATCTGCCCCCACAACTTCACTCCGCTGGCGTCGTGGTCAACGCGCAGCCGGTCCTCCTCGCGTGTCATGGTGTAGGGCACGCCGCAAATCTTCACCGTTGTCATATCGCCGCCTTCTCCAGTCGCTCCTGCAAATTCTTGAGCTTGAGCATGTATCCCTCCGCTTCGCGGTACGCCTTCCCCGTCAGCCCAAGGCACGTCACCGCGTTCGTCTGCACGAAGCGCAGATCAAGCACCGCCTTCGCGGCCTCACGCATCAGTGCCTTCAGTTCCGATCCGTCCATTTCTTCCTCCAAACCGTTGCCGCCCAACCCATCGGTGAACCGGACCTCCGCAAAAAGAGCCGCCCCCTTGTGAGGGGCAGCCCTTTAAACCAGCCGCCTGGGTCAGGCCGCGGCCACTTCGTCCAGCAGCCCGGAGGTGTCGATGTTCGAGGGCTTGGCGGATTCCTTCTCCAGCCGCTCGATCACCGGACCCACGCGAGCGTCGGCGCGGAAGCTGGCGTAGAGCGCTTGGCGGGAAACCTTCTTCGCCTCGATGGTCTTGTCGATGAAGGCCTTGATGGCGTCGATGGGCTTGCCGGTGACTTCGCAGAGCGCCTTGATGACCACGCTGCCGCCCTTGAAGGAATCGCCAGCAGCGCGAGCGAGCGCCCAGGTGCCGGACTGCAGCTGCTGGATGGTCTTCTCGACGCTGAGGGCCATGTCTTCGACCGTCTCCTCGCCGGCAGCGGAGTCGCCACACTTCTGGCTGGCGCCATGCCCAAGCAGGTTGAGCTGGATTTCGGGAGTCAGCTCGGTGACGTTCAGCTTGTGCGTGACGCCGTTGCGGAAGTCGAAGCGGACGGCGACGGAGCCGTTCTCGACGATGACGGTCTTGTCCATCTTGCGCTTGCCTGGAAACTCTACTTCCCGGCCGTCCTGCATCAGGACCTTGAAGTACTCGGTCTTGGGCTTCTTGACTTCGGCTTGCGCTTCGTTGCTGTTTTGAGCTTCGCTCATTTCGTTTCTCCTAGGAAAAGTAAGGGCACTTGCGGAAACGGGCTGCCCTAGAATACCCGCGAATCGTCATTATGGCATGGTGCGGTACGAAAAGCAACCCAGTCTTTATGCCGGTGCAATTCTCTTGAATACCATCCCCAGGGATCGGAGAGGGAGTGGAGCCAGATCGACCAGCCGTTGGCTTCCACGCGGACTTCCGTTACCTTGCCCCACTGGAGCAAGAAATCTTGACGGGAGTGCTGACAGGGGAAGACAAGCTCTGCTACCGCCCAGGCCTGGAAAGCAGCCTCGGAGCAGCTGAGATAGGCGGAGTAGCTCCACCCCGCCGGAGACTGGATGGTCAGTTGGCAGCGCATGTGGAAGCCTCCACGGAAGGAGCAGTTAAAGCGAGGTAGCGGTCCTGCGCTTGCCGGGGCATCTGCATCCAGCGCAGGGCTTGCATGACCGCAATGACAACGGGTTTAGACAGCATCCTCAGTCCTCCTCGATCAGCCGCGCCACCGCCGCGAGATTCTCCGCTGGGACCACGGCCAGCGCTCCACACTCCTCGCAGATCGCCGGGGATTCCTCTTGCGTCCCGTAGTGGCGAGCGCCGCATTTCAGGCAGATCGAGTCGCCTTCCGCAGCGAGGTTGAACAGTTCGACTCGTGTGTAAGTACGCATGTTACAGCTCCTTCAAAAGAGTTTTTCTTGCTTCCAGTTGGCCAGCTGCACGAGGGGCCAGCGAGGCAATAGCCTCACTTCCCGCCCCTCGCGCAGTGCTTTCCAGTAAGCGTTAATCCAGCGAGCAGACTGCTTGCGGCGCTGCCCCCATTGCTTGATTGCCACAGGGATTCCTCCGGAAAGGCCTCTGGTGGATGCCCAGGAGCAGCATCAGAGTTTCGTCGAGTGTTGCCCCGACTGCTCGCATGAGCCGGGCAGCAGACTTATAGTCCCGCGTTGTCTGGGCATGGACATAGGCCTTGTGACAGGTATTAGCGAAGAGCATGGCCCGTCCCTCCTCCAAATACTACCTCCCCAAGCTCTAGCAGCCAGACCAGCACTGCCCAGAGCCCCCAGGCCCAGAAAGCGAAGAGTACTCGTTCGAGCCAGCTCATCACAGTTCTCCGCCCAAGGGCGCGCGATAGCGAACCTCTGGGAATCTCAGCACTGGATGCGGCCAGCGAACTTTGGCACGCTTCCATGCCTCCTCGGCTGTCGGGGCAATGCCACTTGCCACGTTTTCGAGATTCGCCTCCCAGTCCCATTCCGTTCGGCAAGCTCCGGAGGGGAGGCGCACTTGCCTCGCCGATCCGGGGATTTTCGTCGGAGCTTTCTGTTCATACACTTCGTAGTAAAGCATGTCTTACTCCTCTTCTTTCTGGTTGAATTCTTTCGGCTTCCAGGCGCAGTCTGCCCAGGCGCCTTTCTCGGGAGGGTGACTGACGAGTTCCAGCAAACGTTCCGTTGGACAGAACTCTCTTCCGGGCAGGAGATGTACGTCGCCTTCTGGGATTCTCCAGCGTTTATCTCCGTAAAGGTCGTACCGCACATTGCCTCGAAGCAGCCAGGTTTCTCGCAGCAAGCCTTGTGCGTACTCGGGAAGAATGGCCGAAGGGCGTAGCCGCACCAAATCTCCTGCACGGAATTTTGGGGCTGAGGATTGTGTCATCTCAGTCCTCCTTCAGCAGGCTCTGCAGTCGGCTAAGACTCTCCGCTGCCTGTTCCTCTGACAGGGGACTGGTTGGCGGAACAGCTCCCCATCCCGGCTCCCACTCTGGGCCGACGTAAGTTTCTCTCCGACCAATCCGCCGGATTGTCTCCGTGGAGACTCCGTGAAGCAAGGCCAGCCGGCGAGGCGAAACTCCGTCGGCTAGCGCTGCCCTCATCGAGCGAATCGTGGAGGCATCGAAGGATTTTGTGCTCATCCCAGCCCCCCTCTCCGTCTCCACTCCACGAGAAGTGCTGCGCGACTCCAGTAATTGTGCCTGGCGCTTACTCCACGCTGTTTGACTGTTGCATGAGGAAAGCTTTCACAATGGAGCATCCCCCGCAAGCTTTCTGGGGTTACTCCGAACAGCTCCGCTACGTCTGCTGTCCCCACGAGAGACTCCGCCCGGAGCAGCCTAAACCACTCCGGGAGGTGCTTTCCAACCACATTACAGCTGGCCATTATCTGGCCCTCCATTCAGCCCGCTCAGCCCGGCAGGTATCGGGGAGTAACCTCACTCGCATAGCCCCCTCGCAGGAGGCTATACGTGGGAGGCTAGTGGCAGACTCAGTTGGGCAACATTGCCCCGTAATGGGCCTCTTTCAAAGCCCATTACAGCGAATGCTACACCATCCCCTCGAGCAGGTCGAAGGCATAATCCGGCTCGAGACCGAACCAGTCAGCCAGCACCTCTTCCGGATCGTCTCCGTCCATGACAGCTTGCTGGGCCTCTTCGATCAGCTCGTCCGCCTCCTCTGCCTCCATCCCGTCCCGGCGCATCAGCACTTCCTTCAAGCTCTCGTCCATCACAAACCCTCCTGTAAAGACCCGCCCCAGCGGCAGATCGTTCGAGGAGCCTCTTGCGAAGCCCCTCTGACGATCAGTCGCGCACAGGCGGGAGAATCTTCCCTTCCCGATAGTCTTGCGCGATGCGGCGACAGTTCGCGGCCAGCAGATGCATCCCATCTGCCTCCGACGCCCGAGCCTCCCGTTCCCACCAGCTCGTCCGTTCGGCGGCCCAATCCTTCAGTTCTTGCATGTCCAATCCTCCTATCCATGCCCGAACCCCATGTCCGAGCAATGCCCCATCATACACCATATGGGGCCGAAACACAACTCAGACATTTGCCCCGGCCCCAAGCCTTCCCCTCCTCCTCCTCCTCCTCC